AGTCCCCGCCTTATACGCCGCGACGGTTGTCGTGAACGTGGTCACCGCCGCGTTGCTGTCGGCCAGCACGGGCGCGACAACCTTGTCGATTGTGGACTTCGACCCCGGAAAAAGGGCCTCGATTACCGGCATGGCCTTCTGCAAGCCTGCGTCGAACTTGGTCCAGTAATCGGACACTGCGGCCCAGTCGACCGATTCAACCTTGGCTTCCACTTTGGCGAAATCAGCCTTGAAAGTGGAACAACCAGCCAAAGCGCCAAACACAAGAAACAAACCCGCCATTACGAATACCGCGATCCTTTTCATCTCTTTCTCCTGTTAACAAACACAAACAAACATTCGGTAGCGCCGTCTAAAGATCAACGTGGCCCCGGGAACGAACCCGCGGGTTTTTGGAGTTGTCGATCCATGGCGGCGCTGCTTAAACCGCGTTGTCACTCCCGACGTGCCCCTCCGTCGCCTTGTCGGTTTGCTCTATCTCGGAGGCCGAATGCTCCTTCAAAAAAGCGTCCGCCTGGGCGAGCAGCTCGGTATGCACGCCGTTTCCCACATCGTGATGCAGGCGCAGCGCCTCGGTAATCTTTGCGAATAGCGTCAACGGATGAATTTCCTTTGCGGGCTCGGCCGCCCCTGCCTCCGCCGTTTTTTCCGGTTCTTGCTCAGCCATCTTCAATCTCCCTCTTTTTGAAAGTCGGAAGGGTGAAGGTTCTCACCCTTCACTGTTCACTCTTCACTCTTCACTGCCCTTACGAGTTGTCCTCTTCCCACTCGATCTCGATGTCGATCGCCCCACCGGAAGGCACCGCGGCGCCAGTCAGATTGATGTAGACGTAGTCGCTGATTCCTCTGAGCAGGATCGGCATGTCCTCGTGGAACGCGAAATCGAAGACGCAGCCCTGTGCGTAGGTTCCCGCCAGGACCAATTGGAGCCGGTCGGCACCGATAAGGCCCGCGGAAGTACCCGGCGTGGTCCAGTTCGCCGTACCCACATAACCGATGCTCATGGTCGCGGCCGGATGGTTGATGTCATGCTTGCTGGGCGTAATCGCGGTGACGACGGCCGATCCCTGGGTTCCGAGAGTCGAGCGCCGGACGATGTTCACCGGCATCGTGCCCGCGGTCGTAGCTATACCCGTGAGCTTGAGCTTCTTCAGCCGGCACGTCATCGTAGCGGAGCCGATCATCTGCACGAAATCGGTCGGAGTGGCAACGGGCGTAAGCCCGGTGATCGCGGCACGGTACGTGTACTTGTTCGCTTCCGAAGCGACCAGGAGGCGCCCGGTGTTGTCGAGCTGTAAAATCGTGCTGTTCCCCGTAAGGACCACGGGAGGCAGTGCATTGAACTGCCCTTGCGCGGCTCCCGGAGGGAACACGTTTGATTGGAAGTTTGCAGGCATCTTTCACATCTCCTTACGAACCCTCACTAAGGTTCGGGTTTTGGCTGTTCACTGCTCACTGCTCTACGCGTTCGCGTTCATCCCCGCTCTTACGTCCTGGGGCGCCGCGCCGAAGTTTCTAACGTCCTTGGTGAGTTCATCCACGGGATCGGGTATCGGCCCGTTTACGACTCCCGCCTCCTTAATGGCTTTGCGGGCCGCGCTGTCCAGCGGCTGCATGTGCGGACCCGGGATAACGTCGTCGGGGAGCGTGATCTCTTCGCCGGGCTCCCAGAGCCGTTCGTTTATGTAGGATTTTTCGAGTAACCTGTACTTAGCCATCTTCCTCTCCTGATTTGGTTACGTGGTGCGTCCTCAAAAAAGATCGGACGCCGAACTTAAACGGTTCCACATCAGCTTCGTACGATAAACGCGAACCCAAACGAAGTGAGGGTTCAACTGCAAAAGGGACATAGGTATTTGCGCAGATCGTCCCGGCAGCCCTCAAGCTCCCGCTTCTCGATAAAAGCGTTGGCCAGGCGCGCGCTGAAACGAGTCTTGCGTTTGCACATGCGCCAGATTTCCGCTTTGCTCAGATGGGGCCTGCAGGCTGCCATAGTCGCTCTTCACTCTTCACTGCTCTTACAGGTACTGGTTGCTGTAGCCGCTCTGGTAACCCATCTGCGGGCCGAGCGCCGTCTTGTCGATGCAGATGAAAGTCGCGATCGCGCCGGCAGTCATGTTCGCCGTGCCGACCACGTAATTCATCTGGAGAAACTTCGGAACGACCGTCCCGAAGACGCCTGCGGGCGCATACGGAGGCAGCTTGGTCCGCCAGATTTCAGCGCCGGCCACAAGCTGGGCAAGTGTAAACGCAACGCTCTGGGCCACGGTCGTCCAGCCTGTCGGCGATCCGGACCCGTTATCCACCGCGTATTGCACCTGCAACTGCAGGGTCGAGGACGATCCGGTGAAAACGGCTGTCACGAGCGATACGAGCTCGATGTCATCGCCAACGGCGATATCCCGGCCGAGCCCCTTGGCGGAGCCCGCAATCTGGCTCATGTCGATGATGTTTGCCGAAACCTGGTTACCAACCTGAAAGGTGGTTCCATTCTGTACCGTGGTCCCCGTGAAGACGCCTAAGGACGAATTGGCCCCGTCGATCATTAAGTAGTTGTCCATTATCATCTCAAAATCTCCTTAAAGAAATTTCACCGCAGAGAACGCAGAGAACGCAGAGAGAAAATCAGCGACTTCGACGTTCGTTTCTCTGAAAAGGTTTTGCAGAGAACGCAGAGAGAAAAACAGCGGCTTCGCCGTTCGTTTCTCTGAAAAGGTTTTGGCTCTTTTTCCATCTTTCCCTCTGCGCTCTCTGCGTTCTCCGCGGTGAATAGGTTTTTGTTTTTAAACCACCCGCGCCTCAGTGTTCAGCAACTGGTCGCATGTCCGGATCGGAATGCCTCGAAAGCTCGTGACCGGCTTTCCGTCGAACTCATCCATCCGGAGCAGCACGTTTTGCTTATTGAGCGCCTGGATGTCGAGCCAGGTGGAAATGGCGCGGTTGCAGTAAAAGCCTGCCTGCCCCAAAGTGAGCCTCGGAGCGTCGCTTGTTTGAACGTTGCCGGCCCGGGCAGGCTGCGTGGGCAGTCTGTGGATCGCGCGGATCATCAGGTTGATAAGGTTTGGAGGCGTACCCCCGCTCAAGGTGGTCACATCCACATTGGCGATTCTGACCGCGTATCTCCAGTCTTTCACCACAAGGCCCGCGTCCCACTTGTAATGAGTCCGCCAGGCGTAATACGGGTTGTTGTTCGAATCGTAGACCGGGGTTTTCCCCATGTCTTCCTGCCGAAAACCCGCTTTTTGTCCCTTGGGGAATATCCCGTGAACCGACATCGGCCCCCAGTGGATGAGCCAGATAGAGGTGTTCGTGCTGTTGACTCCGCCCGCGTCGATTACGTTATTGGCGGTCTGGGCGTTCGTGGTGAGTACGCTCGGATACCTCGGGGCCAGTCCCATGAAGGCCGCCGGAGTGGTCGTAACGTTATTGTAGAAGATCGTTTGCGCCATCTGCTGGTTCATGCCCTCGAGGAAGGCAAGTTCTTCGCTCAACCTGAAGGCGCGGTCGTTTCCGGAAAGGGCCACGAGGTCCACGTCGATGTCCGAGTAGGTCTCGAGCATGCCGCAGGATTCGGTGATCTGCGCGGTGGTCGATTTGCCCCTGGGGACGCCCTGGTTCAGCAAACGCCAGTAGGCGATCGGCAGTCCCGTTCTGATTGTGGTCTTGTGCCCGGTCGGAAGGTTTCCTTCGATCCAGAGCATGTCGTCTAAGATTTCATTTGTCTGGGACAAAAGATTGATGATTTCGGCAATTTTTCCGTCATCGTCTATGCGTTTTGCCCAGTCAGCCAGTGTGAGCGCTGCAGGTCCGATAGTCGTTTGAGACATCTATTCACTCCTTATGAAGCATGAAGCAGGGAGCACGAAGAAAAGCGAAGGCCTCTATTCCCGCTACTTGCTTCCTTCTGTCATAGTTGGGTACATGTTTTCGAGAAGCTTTGCCCCCGTATCCTTCACGGGATTTCCGGTTAAGCTTCCGGGTTCTTTCAGCAAATTGCCCATCTTCACGAACATCTTGACGATTGCCGGGTTGTTGCCGGCCCCGGTCATGTTGAGCGCCTCTTTTAAGGCCGTCGCCTCCTTGGCGTCTTTCACGAACGGGTTTGACTCGCCCGGCACAAACACCTGGCTTGCTGCCGCAATCGAGCTTTCATACTTTGTCCCACCGATCTCCGGATCGGCTTTCACCTCGGCCTGCCATTTCGTTTGGGTCTCAGCCCACAACTTGTATGGCGCCTCTACCTGTGCGCGGATCTTCCCTCCGCCGAAATCGAGGAGCTTTTGCGCCTGCTCCTGGGTCAGGTCCAGCTCTTTTGCCAGCCCCTTGAACTCGGTTGCGCTCTGCTCATCGAGCGTTGTCCCTTCCGGGAGCGTAAACTCCGCATATTCCGCCGGCGCTTTCGGTGCCGGTTTTTCGGTATCCGGCTTTTTGATCGGCTTGCCTTCGGCGTCGAGCTTTTGCTTTCCCTCGGCGTCAAGCTCAAAGCCGTCTTTGTCGTATTTGGGCTCACCCTCGGTCTTCTTCTCACCCTCGGCCGCTTTCTTCTCACCGGTGGCGCCTTCTTTCCCCTGGCCGGTAGCGCCGTCTTCCACGGCGGCGCTTTTCTCCCCGCCAAGGATCTGCTCGGGCATCGTTACGCCCGTGCTGGTCGCGCCTGTCTCGATATTGGTTGCGCCGCCGGTGCTCTCGCTTGTCCCATCAGCCATAACTATTTCCCTTCTCTCGCTTTTCGTGCATTCGTCAGGAACTCATAGAGCTCCGGGTCCTCGCGCCGTATCCGGTCGACAAGATCGTGGTCAGGCGTGCACAGATGCTCCGCGCACTGCTCTTCGATCTCGTCGTTGAAACTCTTCCAGTCTCCGTTGTGGCCGTGCCACAGGTGGCAATTGAGATATCCCCCCTCCTCGCACAGGGTGATCAGGTTCTTTGGATCAAGCTCAAGCGCCGGCGCCAGGTGGAACGGATGCTTATGGTGCACTTGGAGGTCCGTGGGCCCCCCGCACCACCTGCAGCACGGCTCTTCAACCAGGTGCGCTTTCCGGACACGCTGCCACTCCGGAGAGCGAAGATGCGCCGGCTTGCCGGCGGCCAGGTCTCGGACCAGCGTCACGTGGCGTTGATGCTTAATTGCGTCTGTTACAATCCGAAGGTGTCGCTGCATCCAGGCTCTCCTCGGGGGCAATAAAAAAGGCGCACGTCGAGTGGTTGGGCACCCAACTGCGCCTTCCTTATTTCTTCGCCGCTCTCGCCTGGCCGGGCTAAAGCGGACCCCCTCCCTCAGTTTTTAAACGCTTATTCCGTCTTCTCCTGGTTCTCCAGAGCCATCTTCATATAAAACTCCGGACTGAGCCGGTTGATTTCACCGATGAGATGATTTCCCACGTCCCGCCGCCCTTCATTGAAGGCCATCACCAGGGCGTCGGTCGAAAACGAAAGATGAAATACCCCGCAGCGGGTGAGTAAATCCCACATCCAGATCCTGCCGCCAGGCGTGCCTAGGAAATCCCGCAGCGCCGCCTTCGCCTGCAGATCGCGCATCTTCTTGCTCTTCTGCCGCTGTGCAACGTGGTTTGCGTCGCCGGCGTTGTACGGGGTTTTCTCTTCGCCCATCAGGCACCTTTTAACTGTAATATGCCAGGGTCACGATGCAGGCAGCGTTTACCGCAACGCCAATCGTGGTGACGCCGTACAGTTGCCGCAGAGGCGGATTGGCCTCCGACGCCGAGCCGTTAGTGACATCACCTGAAGGTACCGCTGCTGCCCCGTTCATCAGAACGAATACATCCACATTCTGGCTCGCAGAGATCAAGACGAAGTTTGCTCCCGAAGGCACGTTCTGGCTCTTCGTCCCGGCGCCGGTAAAGTCCATGGCATTGATCGTGTTACTTTGCGGAATTCCAGCGACAAGCGGATACCCGTTTCCATCGACACCTTG